GCCGAGGGCGGTCCCGTTCCGGGTGATCGCCCCGTTGAAATGGCCGAAGCGCTTCAGTTCGAGCGCGGCGGGTGTCCCGGCGCTCGTCGTCGTGCCGACCGTCTCACCCTGCGCCACCAGCCGCGCCGTTGCGGTCAGCAGCCCCGAGCGCTGCATCTGCCAGGTGATCTGGTCGAGCACGCAGCCGGAATACATCGCATATCGCGGCACCTCGGGCATGCCGGTCTCGATCGACATGCTGGGCAGTGTCCACGCGCCCGACTGGAACTCATGGGTCCAGGGACCTGTGCCCGTCGTCGACGGCGCGCCGAAGGCCGCCTTCAGCCAGAAGCCGAAGGCCTCGGCGTCAAGCGGCACCACGACGTCGCCGTCGGCCGTGACGGCGTCCTTGATCGGGGCCAGCGGATCGCGGCCGTAGCCGAGAAGCTCCGAGTTCAGGAGCGGCTGCTCGGCGCCGAGCGAGGTGCTGGCGAAAGGCATGCGGGTGAAGCCGCTGGCGGGCGGCGTTCCATAGGTCGTCTCGAACGCAAGCGCCATCAGCGCCCGCGCCCCCTGGGCTCGTGCCATGGTGTTCTCCTCGGGTTGTCGGGATCAGCCGAGCGGATCGGCCGTGGAATGGTGCAGCACCACCGGGATCACGGCGGCCTTCAGGCTGGCCGCTCCCTCGATCGGCAGATCGACCGGGCGTGGCGCTTCGGCCTCGACCCAATCGCAGAGCCCGCCCAGCGTGCGGTCGGCGGCGAGCGCTGCGCCGATGCTGGCGGTCAAAGTGTCGAAGGCGGTGTCACGCGCCGCGCCCTGCACCACCGCCTCGATCTCGGCGCGGTGCTGGTAGTGGTAGCGCAGGGGCGACAGCGTCACTTCGGGTTCGCCTGGTTCGCCATCCCGCAAGATCAGCAGGCCGTTGGCCGGAACCCGCTCGGGAAGCACCTCGCCGCGCAGCGCGGTGGCGGCCAGCGCCGAGAGCCGCGCGTGCAGCGCGGCGAGGATGGTTTCGCGAGGGCTGGGCATTGGAACTGCCTGAGGCTATTGATGGAGGATGGACTTCAAATAAGCCATCCGTTCTTTGGCTCTTGGCTCACGAGCACAACTAGGGGAAGTTTACAGATGGCCGACTGGATTTACGTCGATAATTCAAACGTTTTCATTGAAGGCCAGCGCGTCAGTGCCGTGCAACAGGGTATGGCATTGGACATCTATGACGCGATGACCAACAGGATCATCGACACGAGCTACCGTATCAGCTTCGGGAAACTGTATCAGTTCATCGCGGGGACCGATCGAAAGGAGACCGCGCGCGCTATGCTTTTCGGATCGAGGCCGCCGCAGAACGACGCAATTTGGGACGTCGCAAAACGCGCCGGCTTTGAAGTGATCACTCATGACAGAAACGCAGCGAACAAGGAGAAGAAGATCGACACGGGGATCGTGACGGAGATGACGAGAGACGCGTATCGAAACTCAGCAAAAGGCGACGTCTTCACCATTGTCTCGGGAGATTCCGATTACGTGCCGACGGTCGAGACCTTGATCAAGGACGGATTCCAAGTCGACGTTGTATTTTGGGATCACGCAGCGCGTGAACTTCGTGAAGCCTGTTCTAACTTCATTTCTTTGAATCCGCACCTAAACACCTTGACGCCCTAGTTTCCGCTGCGGTTCGGCCACAGGCACTTGGCTTCGGCTAACCGCGCCCCTCCACCCAGTTCGCCACGATCAGCCCCGGAACGCTGTCCAACGCCCGGTCCGCGTCCCGCGCCAAGTCCAGCCGCTTCGGCAGCTTCACCTGAGGCACCAGCAGGAAGATCGGTGCCGTGACCTTGCCGCGCCCGGTCTTCGAGCGCGACACCACCGCCTGGCCCTTCGTGTTCAGTCGTCCCTCCGCGACCAGCAGGCTCGGGCCGGTGCGGCGGTAGACGAACCGCAGGCGCAGCCCGCGACGGCGTTCCCATTCACCTGGCGTGATCCGGCCGCCGCGAAGGGACTTGCCTGCGGCGGGCAGCGGGATCGCCAGCCAGAACCCGTCTTTGGAGCGGATCAGCGGGCCGGTGTCATGCGCGCCGACGATGATCGGCGCCTTCGACCAGACCAGCGCCGCCGCGTCCAGGCTCTCGCCCGACCTCGGGAAGTTCTGGCTGCGGATCGAGTTGGCCAGCCGGGGGCCGAGACCCGCGCCTGTGATCTGCAGCCGCCAGGCGCTCTTCAGCCCGGTCCCGGCCTCGCGCATGGCGGCGGTCACGGCGCGTTCGCCCGCTGCGACCTCGGCCGCCATCATCGCGACGATGTCGGGATCGATGTCGAGCTTCAGCTTCATGGCCGTCACGCGGGCCTCAGATCGACGGTCCAGACCAGTCGCTCACCGTCGCGGACAGGCTCGCCCTGAATGAGGAAGGCGTCACCATCGATCTCGATGCGGTCGCCGGGGCGCGGGTTCGCCACTTCGGCCACACGCAGGTCGATGCGAGTGGTCTCCGACCAGAGCCGCGCATCGCCGAAGTCGGTGACCGCATCAGCACGTTGGGCGACGACGCGCACCAGAACGGGCGCGCCGCCGTCGGCGATGTAGACCGCATCCCGGCCGATGTTCGGGTCGGCGAAGAGCGCGCCAACGGCGGCGGAAAAGGCGCTCATCAGAACGCCGCGTTCAGGCGCACGCGGCCGATGGTGTCGCCCGTGCCGCTGGCCACCGCCTCGACGGCCACGCCGATCAGCGTGTTGTCGGTGGCGACCGTGGTGCAGCGCTTGTTGGTGTCGTCCCAATAGACCTTCGCGCCGACGGTCCAGGCCTGGGAGCCGACCTTGGTGATGTCGAACACGCCGACGAGCGCCGTCTCTACGGGGTCGCCGAGGGCGGCGGTGCCTGACGCGATGCCGAAGATGGAGCCGACGAGCAGGCCATCGCCGGAGGTGACGACATAGGGCGCGGTCAGGGTGAGGGTGTTGCCGGGCTGGACGTAGTTTTTCATGGACGTGATCCTCGTGGAAAGACGAAGGGCGGCCCGTCAGGGCCGCCCGCATGTCAGGGTTCAGCATGTTGGGGTGCTGGTTATGCGCCCGGGTTCTTGTAGAGGCCGCGCCAGTCGATGGCCTTGGCGCCGAAGTCGAGGCGGCACTTGATCTCGACCCCGTCGACGTCGAAACCATTGCGCGTCTCGATGTAGGCGCCCTGCTGGCCCTCGAGATAGGCGTACTCGATGGTGTCGATCTGGTTCGGGCTGGCCGCCAGATACCAGGCGGTCTCGCTGGCGGCGTCGAGGCGCGGCTCGCTGATCGGCGCGAGGGTGCGGATCGACTGCGGCACCACGCTGGAGGTCGCGGCGGGCACCAGATTCTGGGCGACCAGCTGCTCGGCCTTCAGCTCCAGCGAGGCGGGGACGATCAGGAAGGCGGGCCGGACGTTGAGCACCGTCTTCTTGTCGAGCCCCGTCTGCTTGGCCATCGCCGCCCGCGCCGCACCGACGCTGCCGACATCGAGCGCCGCGCCGGTGCCGGCGAGGTTCTTGTGGGTGGTGTGGAACAGCGCGTTGCCGTCGGCCATCGCCGGGTTGGCGGTGATGATACCCCAGACCACGTCCGACTCCAGCTGCGCGATGGAGTTGCCGTACATCGCCGGGATGCGGGTGAAGGCGTCGAGATCGTCGTTGATCAGCGTCTGGCGGGTGATCGCGACCACCCGGCCATAGGTCTTGACCTTGTAGCTCTCCTTGCTCTCGCCGAGCGTGCCGCGCTTGAACTCGCCGCTCTCGCCGACCTCCAGCAGCTGCGGCGCTTCACCCAGCTGCACCCGGTGCATCGCCTTGAAGTCGGTCGCCAGCACCTGGCGGCAGAACAGCATGAAGGTGCGGGGATAGGCCTCGTAGGCCTGCCGCAGGGTCTTGTTGGTGACGGCCGACAGGATCTCGGGGAAGTCTGAGGTCGAGTGCAGGGCCCGCGTCGCCACCTCGTCGCGCGAGAGGCCGCGCGTGTTCACCCCGGCATTGCCGAGGCTCTCGCGGGCGAGCTCCAGCAGGGTCATGCCGCGATACTGCCGGGCGGCGTCCTCCAGCTGGAACAGTGTCGGGCTGTAGCGGTGCAGCAGCGCGTTCGCTACCGCGTCCCGGCGGGTGATGCGCTCGTCACGGCCGCCGAGGGGGACGGAGACATGTGGGAAGGTCCGGGTCTCGTCGGACTTGGCGGCGACCTGGTCGAGGATCAGGCGGCGGGACTCGTCGACGCTGACGCCGCGCTTCACCAGATCCTCGGCGAAGCCGCGCTCGAGGTTCAGCCGCCCGGCCAGATCGTAGATGGTGGAGACGCGGTCGCGCTCGGCCTCGCGAGCGCGCGTCGCGACAGCCTCGGTGTCGGGCGCGGGCGATGCCTGCGTCTTCGGCTGGCTGCGCGTCTGCGCCTCGGCCGCGCCGGTCTTGTCGTCGGTCATGGGGGTGTCCTCGGTTTCGACCGGCTCGGTCGGCTGGGTGGTGGCGGCGTCGCTCGCCGGGGTCTGGGTCTTGTCCGTCATCGGGATCGGTCCTTTCGTGGTGGAAGGGGCGTCCCGGCGGTGAAGGACGCAGTCGTGAAGGGGATGCTGGGCGCGGAAGCCCGCTGCCGGGTCGGCTCCGACCGCGACGGCGGAGACCTCGAAGGGTGTCCAGTCCACCGCGCGCCAGAGTTCCCGAGCGGCTTCGGGTTTCGAGACCTCGAAGCGGTGGACCTGGTAGCCGATGGAGACCGCGCGGATGTGGCCGGCCTGAATGTCGCGCCAGATCGGCTCGACGTCGGCGCGTTCGCTGATCCGGACCAGCGCGATGCCGCGGCCGTTCTCGATCCGCGCCGAACCGGGAACGACCGAACCGATCACCGCGTCGAGCGTGTCGAGCTCGTGCACTTTCAGGAACGGCGCGCCTGCGTTCAGCCGGTCGAGCCGGACATGGGCGGGATCGAGGCTCAGCTCCTCGTCATAGGGCTCGCCGAAGAAGGTCGCGCGGCGGACGCG